AAAATGACCGAAACCGGCGTGGCCCGAGCGCGCGACATATCCAACCGCGCCAACCTTAGCCTTGATACCGTCAACCGCATGGTCAGCTTCTTCGCCCGCCACGCATCAAACCGTGCAGACCGTCACGATGCCAAAGAACCAGATGGCGGGCCGACCGCATGGCGTGTCGCTTGGGATGGATGGGGCGGTGACGCAGGCCGGGATTGGGCAGAACGGATTGCGGAACAGGCGGACGACTAATGGCGCGCAAGCCCGCGTTCATCAGCCATTCGCCCGAGCGTGAGGCGCAAATTCAATCGCGGATGCTTGACGCGCTTGAGGCTCGGTTTCGTCGCCGCATCGCGTCCGTCATCGTGGCCGAAAGCGCGCGCATCCTTTCCAGCTACCGCGATCTTGGATACGTCCCTGCTGGAACCGATGACCACATGCAAGACATCCGCGAAGTTTACCGCGAACTCGCGCTGGCATCGGCCCGCACCTTCGGGCGCAGGATCGTGACGCAAGGCAAGGCCGCAGGCTTTGTGGTCGAAACCAAGCAAGAGGGCGGCTTCGCAGAATTCTTCCGGTCGCTGGCATTGGCGTGGATAAACCTTGAGCCGATCCGGCGGCGCATTCAAAGCGTATCAGAAACCACCCGGACACAAATCGTTTCTCAAGTCGCGCGCGGGCAAGAACAAGGCTTGGGCGTGGACGCTATCGCCCGAAACATCGCGGATCGCCTGCCGGACATAGGGCGCACTCGTGGCGCGCTGATCGCCCGCACCGAAACGCATGGGGCTGCGAATTACGCCATCGACCAAGCGGCACGATCAACCGGTCTGACGCTCGAAAAGGAATGGGTTAGCGTCGAGGATATGCGCACCCGATCCATTGCCCGTGATGACGCCTTCGATCACGTCAGCATGAACGGCCAGCGCCGCGCGATGGATGAACCGTTCTTGATGCCTTGGATTGGCGGTGAGCCTGTGCCGATCATGTATCCGGGGCAGGCGGGCTTGCCAGGTGGCGCAGTTATAAATTGCAGATGCAGCGTCGTGCATGTGCCTGTTGACGGCTTGCTGGGCGATTGATACTATTTTTCTGTTGACACTAAATTTCTGCGATCTTAGTGTCGCTCGGGCTAGGTGAGGTTGCCGCCTCAATCCTAGCCCTAACCGAAACCCGATGCAGCGGGACGGCTTGAACGGTTGTAATCGCAAGCCCGCTGTGTCCGCAAGTCAAGGACACAACAAATGGCAGTCAAGAAAGCAGAAGCTGGAACGCTTCATATCGACGCTCTCAAGCAAGGGCGCGTGACGCTCAAGCTGATTGGCAACACCCCGTTCTATTTCAACGCGATGAGCGCCAAGGCCAAGCGCTCGCTTTTGATCGGTGGCGGCAAGAAAACCGCAGCCGAAAAGAAAGAACTCAAGCACAATCCCGAGGTTGAGTTTTGCGATAGCGTCTATCGCTTGCCGGATGGCCCGACATTGCTGGGCTTCCCCGCTCCGGGCGTAAAGGGAGCGATGGCAACGGCGGCGCTTGAAACGCCCGGCGTGACCAAGTCAAGCGTGCAGCGGCTGATCTTCCTGCCCGAGCAAAAGATTAAGATGTGGGGCAAGCCATATCTCAAGATGGACGTGGTGCGGTCTGCGGACATGAACAAAACGCCGGATGTTCGGACGCGGGCTTTTCTGCCGCGCTGGTGCGCTGAGGTGGACATTGCCTTTGTGCAGCCGACGCTTTCGGTTCACGCGATTGTTTCCCTGCTTTCCAACGCTGGCGTGATCGTCGGCATTGGCGACTTCCGGCAGGAAAAAGGTCGCGGCAGCTACGGGACATTCTCGGTGGCTGGTGACGATCTGGGTGACTGCCAAGAATATTGGGATGAAGTTACGCGCGAAGGCCGAGACGTGCAGCAATACGCCTTGGACAATCCCGAGATGGCCGATGACGAAACGGCGGAACTGATGGCGCTTCTGGAAGAAGAACGCGAGCGCCGTGCGGCGTGATGATATTGGCGGGGGCGGCTTAGGTCGCCCCACGCGGTCAAGGCGGTCGGGGCATGGCACGGCTGGGCGAGGCTTGTCAAGGCGGTCAAGGCTCGGTGTGTTCTGGTCGGGATAGGAGCGGTCGGGCACGGCGGTCTAGGCACGGTGCGGAATGTCATGGGCCGTTCGGGTTTGGCACGGCGGTCAACATCAACAATGGAGGAAGCGATGGCTTTCAAAGCAAAGGATCGGCAAAGGATCATCGACGGATACCTTGTCGAAAGCGGGCGCAACATGTTCGTGCCGTCCGAGTTTATTGATTGGCTGGCAGACAAGCCGGATCACGAGGCTTACGATCTGTTCTACGGCATGGACGACGCCGAGGCAGCGCGGCAGCACCGGATTGCACTAGCACGGCGCATGGCTTCTGGCCTTCGCATTGTGGCGCGGCAGGAAAACACCGAGGCCAATGTGGTGGCGGTCACGACGCGGGAGTATCCGGCCTATGTGTCGCCAATGTCAGGCCGCAAGGACGGCGGCGGGTATCTGCCGGTTGACCCGCAAGACGGCGCGCAGATTGCAGAGTTGCGGCGACAGGGCGCGGCTGCTTTGCGCGGTTGGCTGGCGCGCTATCGTGGCGCGTTTGAACAGGTCGGCGTTGATCTGTCCGTCATTGAGGAAATCGCCGCATCCGAGGATGCGAGCGTGGCGCAGTCCGCATAGGGCGCGCTGGTCAAGGTAAGGCGGTCGTGTTGTGGAGTGGCGTAGCTAGTTAAGTTATGGCGAGATTACGGCAAGGCGGTCATGTTGTGTTGAGATCAGGCGTGGCATGGCACGGCTTGTTACGGTGAGACGGTCTAGGTGAGTTCGGATTAGTGGTGGCATGGCAAGGCCGTCCCTTCGGCAGCGGCTTTTCTGTTGTCTGCCCTGTCTTTGCAAAGATGCAAACCCGTGCTATAAGTTTGCAAACGGCTGCCGTGAGGCACCCTGGTCCCTTAGATGGAGCTTTTACGTGCCCGCACCCCGCGCTGGCGAAAGCCGCTCTGATTACGTCCGCCGCTGCATGGGCGATCCCGAGACGGTCGGCAAGTATCCCGAAACGGATCAACGCTTTGCCGTCTGCATGTCCATGTTTGGGCAAAAGGACGCGGGCGAACCACTCGAAGTCAAATTCGCCGCTCTGGAAATCAAGAGCGAAGACGAAGATGAAGAATACCTGACTATCTCCGGCTACGGCAGCGTCTTCAACAACGTGGACGGCGGCGATGATATGGTCATGCCTGGCGCGTTCAAGGAATGCATCGCCAAGGGCCGCAAGCCCAAGATGCTTTGGCAGCACGACGCAAACCAGCCCATCGGCGCATGGGACGAAATGCGCGAGGACAGCAATGGCCTGTTCATGAAGGGCCGCATTTCCAAGCGCGCAGCCAGGGGCGCGGAAGTCGCGGCGCTGGTCAAGATGGGCGCGGTTGACGGCCTGTCCATCGGATACCGCACCCAAGAATACGAAATGGACATGGACAATGGCACCCGCAAGCTGACCAAGCTGGACCTGTGGGAAACGTCCGTTGTCACGTTCCCGATGAATGAACTAGCGGGCATCTACGCGATGAAGTCCGCCGACGATATGACCGCCGCCGAAATCAAGCGCCACATTGAAAAGGCGCTTCGGGCGATCAAGGTATCCGGCACCGAGGCCAAAGCTATGGCTTCTGCCGCGATGAAGGGCCGCGATAGCGTCCTGCGAGAGGCAGGCGTTTCGCTTCCCGAGGCCGATCAACGCGAGGTTGACGAACTCAAAGCCCTGCTTTCTGAAACCCTGAAAACGATGGAGAGACGCAATGTCTGACCTTCAGGAAATCAAAGGGCTGGTCGAGAAGATCAACCCGACCCTCGTTGAACTTCGCAGCGAGATCGACGGCCTCAAGGCTTCGCAGCCCAAGGACGTTGTGACCGAAGAAAAGCACCAGAAAATGGCGGAAGACATCACCGCCAAGATGGCTGATCTTCAGGCCAAGCAGGCCAAGCTGGAAGCGGCCATGAACCGCCCCGGTGCTGGCGATGCAAAGGGCATGGATGCCGAACTGGAAGCCAAGCACCGCGATGCGTTCCGCGCATACATGGCCTATGGCAAGACCGATGGCCTCAAGGAAACCCGCGAAGGCATCGAAATCAAGGCCATGTCCACGGACGTGAACCCGGACGGCGGCTATCTGGTGCGCCCCGAACTGTCGCAGACCATCGTCTCGCGCATCTTTGAAACCTCGCCGCTGCGGCAGGTTGCCAACATCGAACGCACCGGCTCCAAGTCGATTGACATCCTGATTGACGATCAGGAAGCAGGCGCGCGCTGGGTTGGTGAAGGCGCATCGGGTGGTGAAACCACGACCCCGCAACTCGGCCAAAAGGTCATCGCCGCGCACAAGATCGAAGCCGATCCGCGCATGACGACCGAGATGATCGAAGATGCCTATCTCGACGTTGAAGCATGGTTGTCGGGCAAGGTTGCCGACAAGTTCGCGCGCACCCAGAACACGGCCTTTGTGTCGGGCACGGGTGTGGGCCAGCCTCGCGGCTTCCTGACCTACGACGCATGGGCTGCGGCTGGCACCTATGAGCGCGACAAGATCGAACAGATCAACATGGGTTCGGCGGCTGCGCTGAACGCTGACGGTCTGATTGAAGTGCAAAACGCACTCAAGGAAGCCTATCAGGGCGCGGCAGTCTGGGGCATGAAGCGCACGACCTTCGGCGCGGCACTGCAACTCAAGGGGGCTGATAACTACTTCTTCAGCCCCGTCCTGCTGGCAAACGGTCAGGCCACGATCCAGCTTCTTGGCAAGCCCGTCGTGTTCATGGACGACATGCCCGCCGTTGCGGCAAACGCCCTGTCGATTGTCTACGCCGATTTCTCGATGGCCTACACCATCGCGGATCGCGTCGCCCTTCAGGTTCTGCGCGACCCCTTCACCAACAAGGGCTTCGTCACCTACTACACCACGCAGCGCGTGGGCGGTGACGTGACCTCGTTCGACGCCATCAAGATCGGCAAAGTGGCCGCGTAAGGCCGGAAAGGAGCAATAGTCATGGCAAGTTTTGACATGCGCAACAATGCCGAATATGGGCTGGCCCTTTCGGCCACCCTGTCCGGCGCTACGCCCTCCGCAGGCGCTTGGATTGACATGCAGGGCTGGGAGGCTGTCACGTTCAGCGTCTCGACCGGCACCGTCACCGACGCAGGCACGGCATCGGGCTTTGCCTTTGAGGTTCAGGAAAGCGACACCACGGCAGCGGCAGATGCCACGGCTGTGGCAGATGCTGACCTGATCGGCACCGAGGCGGCGCTGACCGTGACGGATGACGCCGATGACAACAAGTTCATCGGCACCATCGGCTACCGTGGCGGCAAGCGTTACGTTCGCATCGTGGCAACCGGCACGACCGGGACCGATGCAGCCGTTGCCGTCCATGCCCGCAAGGACAAGGGCGCTTCGATGGGCACCGCGACCATCGACACCGGCACCGCCGCGACCTGACTTTAGCGAGGGGCTGGCTTCGGCTGGCCCCTTTCATAAGGTCAGGGGGAAGATATGACGAATATCAACTGGTCCGAAATCCCCGACGCGACCGAGGACAACAAGCGCGCGGCTGACCTGCTGATCCGATTGGACAACGGCCAAGAACGTCGCACCGGATATGACAGCGGCTGGATTTACCTGCACGACGCCACGCATACGGTGGACAACAAGCAATCTGTATCCGCAGACACCCTCACGCACATCACGATTGACGGGCTGGCGGATGACAGCGTGACCGATTATCGGCGCGGCGTTCCGATTGATGTATTCGGCAACAGCACGATCCAGCCCTTTGCGACGGGCGAGGTTTACAACATCAACCTGACCTTTCGGATCAGTAAAGCCACCTCGACGGCCACTTACGCCGAGATCGATGTGGGCATCGGGTCGGATTACAGCACCATGATCGCCCGCGACCGACGCGCGCTGACCAAGGGTAGCGGCGTTGACGACTTTCTGTTTTTCAACGGAACGCTTTTCGTCACGCCCGCCTTTGCCCGATATGGCGCGCGGTTCTTTCTGTTATGCTCCGAAAATGTTATGGTCTGGGACAAAGCCATCTTTCTGCAAAGGACGCACAGCCCATGACGCCCGTCAAAATTCTGCGCACATTCAAGATCAGCCTTGACGGCATCAACGTGCAAACGTGGCCCGCAGGGTCCAAGCGTTCTGTTGATGACGCAACGCTTGACCTGCTGATTGCCGAGGGCGCTTGCGAGATTGTTGAAGCAAAGGCCCATGTTGCCGCGCCGGAAAACAAAGCACGGCGCAGCAAGCCGCGAAAGGCCAAGGAATGAGGTTCAACCGCAAATCCGTCTATGTGACGACCAGCGCAGACAGCGCGGTCATTTCGCTTTCGGACATGAAGGTGTTTCTTCGCGTTGATGGCACGGCGGATGACGCGCTTATCACGTCCTACACGGCGACAGCGACCGAGGCGGTCAAGCAATACACCAGGCGCGCGATCCAGACCGAAACCTTTGTGTTCAAGGCCGATGGCTTTACCGAGGTCAGTGACGACCGCCTGCTGCAGCTTGGTCCCGGCGTTCATACCGGATCGCGGCCCTACCTTCTGGGCGGTGGCGACACGCTGGACCTGCCGTTTCCGCCGCTGCAAAGCGTCACCAGCGTTGTGACTTATGACCGGGGCAACAACGCGGCGACATACAGCGCGTCCAAGTATCAGGTCGATCTGCAATCGGGCCGCATCTATCTGAACGAAGGCGAGACGTGGCCCAGCGATCTGCGCGCGCAAGACGCCGTGCAAGTGACGTATGTTGCAGGCTATGGTTTCGGCAGTGTTCCCGAGCCGATCTTGCAGGCCATCCGTTTGCAAGTGCAGGGCATGTATGACGGCACATGCGAGGGCTTGACCGCCGAGACCATGCGCCTGCTTGCGCCCTATCGACTACTCGACCAACTGGCCTTCTAGGAGATGACACATGGCTGACCTCAGCATCACCGCGGCAAACGTCATTGCCGCATCCAGCGCCACCACCCGTTCCGGCACGGCGGGCGCTACCATCACGGCAGGACAAGTGGTTTACTTCGACCGCACCGACAGCAAATACAAGCTGGCCGACGCAGACGCGGTTCCGTCCGGCGGCTTTGGGTCGGTGTTCATCGCTCTGAACGGCGCATCGGACAACCAGCCGATTTCTGTGCTGTCCGTTC